AGGTTGATGTTATAAGTGGTGGTACAGGATTTACTAATGCTCCTACCATAAAAATAGATCCTCCAGTAGGTATAGGAACTAGTGCTACAGCAGTTGCAATAACTTCTACTACAGGAACAAGAAACTTTGCTTCATTGCGAATTGAAAGTATAAGGATCACAAATCCTGGTGCTGGATATACTGTTATACCTAATGTACAATTCTTGACAGAGGATGGTAAGGGTAGCGGAGCATCAGCTGTTGCAGGTCTTGGTACTGTTGGTGTAATGGGACCAATTACTATAACTTCAAATGGTGCTGGATATACCATACCACCAACGATTACCGTCAGTGCTCCACCAACAGGAGGGCAGACAGGTATACTTACATCTAAGATCAACACTACAACTAATAAGGTTACTGAGGTTAATGTCCTAAGTGCAGGTTATGGATATACTGTAGCACCAACAATTACAATAGGTTCTGCATCTACTACTGGTGCTGGAACATTCCTCTATGGAGAAATGATCACTGGTGAGTCTACTCTTACTACTGCATTTGTTACTAAGTGGGATACAACTACCAATACATTACTTGCTAGAAATCTATCTGGTAACTTTGCAGTTGGTGAACAGATTACTAATGTTGGATTCGGAAGTGCAGTCTACTCCCTAGATAGTATAGACTATAACGATGATGATTATTATGAAACTAGTGATGAAATTCAAACTATTTCTGATTCTAGTATTCTAGACTTTACAGAAAAAAATCCATTTGGTGAGGTATAATGCTCGGCACTTATTTTTACAATGAGACTATTCGCAAAACAGTAATTGCTTTCGGTACACTGTTTAATAATATTCGGATAAAGAAATTCGCAAACGACGGTACATCAATCAGTCAGGTTAAGGTTCCTATTGCTTATGGACCAATGCAAAGGTTCTTGGCAAGGATTGAACAGCAAACAAACTTTGACGACAATGTTGCTATTACTTTACCTAGACTCAGTTTTGAATTAGCGTCTTATACATATGATCCAACTAGGAAAGCATCACCAATAACAAAGTTTACATCTAAAGGTGATGCAAAAACAAAAATCAAAAAGATGTATCTACCTGTACCCTATGATGTAGGGTTCAGACTAAGTTTTGCTACAAAACTACAGGACGATGCACTACAGATAATTGAACAAATACTTCCTCATTTTCAACCTTCATTTCAAGTAACGGTGAATATGTTGGAAGGTATTGAAGAGAAAAGAGATATACCATTTACTCTAAGAAACGTTTCCTTTAATGATGAGTATGAGGGAGATTTTTCAAATAGAAGATTTATACAGTATGATTTAGATTTTGTTGCTAAGACTTACTTCTACACTGAAGTACCTACAGACGAAGGTGGAATCATCAAGAAGGTTCAGGTCGATTACTCTACTGCTATCAGAGCACCAAGATCACAACGATATACTGTTGTACCTGCAGCAACTAAGGATTACAATGATGATACGGCAGCTGCACTGACTGATAAGGTTACAAGTAATAAGACTCTAGTCAAGGTCAACTCTGCTGCTTCACTATCTACTGGAACATACATACAAATCAACTCTGAGGTCATGAGGATTATGGAGATTGATGGTACTAATGTTGTTGTAAGAAGAGGTCAATATGGTAGTAAGATTGGTGAACATTTCAGCGGAGATAAGATAAGTCAGGTAGACGCTGTTGATGCTGGTTTGATTGAAGTTGGAGATGAGTTTGGATTTACTGAATCTAGATCCTTCTTCGATGGAGATGGACAAACTTATAGTACTTCCCAAGGAACTGATGTGGAGACCTAATTATGAAAGAATCAACTTATGATGCTATAGAAAATGCACTTGATGTAAAATCTGAAATCGTTAGAGAAAAGAAAAAGATCTCTAAAGTTAGAGAAGATACTTCTGATGATCCTCAAAAGGATTATGAGTATAGTAGAGCACAACTCTACACTCTTGTGGAGAAAGGTCAGGAAGCGGTCAATGGTATTTTAGATGTAGCAAACGATAGTATGCACCCCAGAGCATTTGAAGTTGCAGGTCAACTTATCAAACACGTAGCAGATACTACTGATAAGTTAGTTGATCTTCAAAAGAAAATGAAGGACTTAGATGAAGATCAAGGTCCAAAACAAGTTACCAACAATTCATTGTTTGTTGGTAGTACAGCAGATCTTCAGAAGATGTTAAAACAGATGGGTAAAGCTAAATAATCTTATGGAAAATTCTACAAGGAAAGTTATGCAGGAAGAAGTTTCCAGAAGAAAGAAACCTTCTGCTCTAAAGAAGAAAGCAAAACTTGATGCTGCTTTAGAAAAACTAAAGAAGGCAAGAGCATCAGTACAAGAAAATACTGCTCAGTTTGATAAACTCGTCAAGGCTGTAAGGAATACACCAGATCTAAGTAAAGGAAAGACTGCCAAATTACTTAAAATTGCTGGAAAGATTAGAGGTATGAGAACTGAAGCATCAAATCAAAATAGACATAGACAAAATGTTGCTACTGGTGGTAATGATGTATCTGGACCACTTGCTACACGTGATGATAAGGGATCTGCTATGACTAGGAATCCTGGCGGTGCAATTACACAGAAACAGAATCCTAGGGTAGGTAAACCTGATGGTCCTGATGATAAGAGAACTAAAAGAGGTGAAAGAAGAATGGCAGCAATTGATAGATTAAATGATAGAAGAAAAAGGAAAATAAAATCAGGATTGGAGAAAGGTGCTAAAGTTGCTAGTGCAACTGGAAAAGTTGCAGTAGCAGCAGTTAAGAAAGGTGGTAGTATGGCGAAAAAAGGTACAACTGCTGCAGTAGGTGGTTACGGACAATCGAGTTTCGGATAAAATATGCCTACAAAAAGTGACATCTATCTTGGTAATCCTAATCTAAAGAAGGCTAATACAACACAAGAATTCACTGAGGAACACATTATGGAGTTCCTTAAGTGTAAAGACGATCCAGTTTATTTTACGCACGAACATATAAAAATCGTCAACGTAGACGAGGGTTTGGTCAACTTTGAAATGTATCCTTTTCAGGAGAAGTTAATATCAAACTTTCATAAACACAGATTCAATATCTGTAAGATGCCTCGTCAGACTGGTAAGTCTACAACTGTAGTTTCTTACTTACTCCATTACGCAATATTCAACGATAACGTCAATATTGGTATCCTCGCAAACAAAGCAGCGACTGCTAGAGATCTACTCGGACGACTACAACTGGCATATGAGAACTTGCCGAGTTGGATGCAACAGGGTATTGTCGCTTGGAACAAAGGATCAATGGAACTCGAAAACGGTTCCAAGATCATAGCAGCATCTACATCTGCATCTGCTGTTCGAGGTATGTCATTCAACATCATCTTCCTTGATGAGTTTGCATTCGTGCAGAACCATTTGGCGGATGACTTCTTTGCATCTGTATATCCTACTATATCTTCTGGTAAATCTACCAAGGTTATAATAGTATCCACTCCTCATGGTATGAACCACTTCTATCGAATGTGGCATGATGCTGAACGAGGGCAGAATGAGTACACTCCAACAGAGGTACATTGGTCTGAGGTTCCTGGTAGGGATTCTAAGTGGAAAGATCAAACTATAAGAAACACTAGTAAACAACAGTTTGCTATTGAGTTTGAATGTGAGTTCTTAGGATCTGTTGATACATTGATATCAGCAGCGAAGTTGAAAGCAATGGTATATGAAAACCCTGTAGAACAAAATGGTAAGTTATCAATATATGAGAAACCTTATAAGGATAGAGATTATATTATCACTGTAGACGTGGCAAGAGGTATCTCTAAGGATTATAGTGCCTTTGTAGTTGCAGATATTACTGAGTTCCCTTATAGGATTGTTGCCACATATAGAGACAACGAAGTCAAACCTATGCTATTTCCTTCTATCATTGAGGAAGTTGCTACTGCATATAACAAAGCATATGTTCTATGTGAGGTAAATGATATTGGAGATCAGGTAGCATCTATCCTATTCTATGATCTTGAGTATGAGAATCTATTGATGGTTGCTATGAGAGGTAGAGCAGGACAGATAGTTGGTTCTGGATTCTCTGGTGTGAAGACTCAACTAGGTGTGAAGATGAGTACTACTACTAAGAAGGTAGGGTGTTCAAACCTAAAGACTTTGGTTGAAGAAGATAAACTCGTCTTCATGGATTACAATATAATAAGTGAACTTACTACATTCATACAGAAGAAGCAATCGTTTGAGGCAGAGGAAGGTTGTAATGATGACCTTGCTATGTGTCTGGTTATATTCTCTTGGTTAGTAGCACAAGATTACTTCAAAGAGATGACCGATCAGGATGTTCGGAAACGTATATATGAAGAACAAAAGAATGCTATAGAACAGGATATGGCTCCATTTGGATTTGTCATAGATGGTTTAGAAGATGATTTAGAGCTTGGAGATAATACTGAAAACTGGAAGAAGGCAGATGAATATGGAGATCGTTCTTTTATGTGGGAATATAATGTGTGAAACCTAAATTATTGTTGAGTGCTGGTTTATCTACTTCAGGATCAACCTCTTTATATTATACTATATGGAGCAATAAGTATGCACATGGAGGAGTAGTCAAGGAAAGTAATTATCTTTATAGAATTGAATCACCGAAAGAATGGGAACAAAATAAAGAACATAATAAAAACAAAAAACAATTCTCAAAAGATATTGATAAACCTTGGAAGTTAGAAGATGTATCTAATATTTTCAATACATCATTGAGTGAAAAACATATACATGAATACTTTGGTACTCAAGTTAGTCTTGAGAAATATATCAATTATAATTTAAGATTATGGGATGTTGTAAAGAATGAATATCAATCAGTTGCAGACTTTTCAAATAGGAATAGTCAATTGTCAGGACGGTTTATGATGTCAATT